CACTCAACTGAGCCTGCTGATTACGACAAGAAAATCATCAGCCTCTATACACAGAGCTCTCTGTATAGCAACGACTTCCTGGACATGATCAACAAGAGCACGCCTTATTACATTGATAATAATAGCGATGCTTGGAAATGGCAGGTGGCCGTTCCCTACAAATTCCCCAAAATCATTGATGTTCCAACTAGCACAGCTGAGCTGAGCAAGCCTGGTATTGATGGTCAAGAGTTCCAACTGATCCTCGACACTAACGAGTTCTCTAAGAACGCTATTGTGTCTGTAGGTTCTCGTCAGTATGGTCCTCGTTTCTATGTGATTAAAGATCCCGTTCCTTGGAACATGGGCTTCTTGTACACATTCACTTTGGTTAGCGACAATCCTACAGTGGATTTCGTTAGCTCTACATTCCTTCAGTATGGTATTGAGCTTGAGCTGGTAGATGCTGCAATCGGTGAATTCGATCAGGATCTGCTGGGTCTTCCTCGTTTGGGAGAGCAAATCACTATGTTTGAATCTTTGGGTTCTGCATATGGTTTCGAGCACAAAATCACTGAATGGGCTGATGACAAAATGATGCGTGACTCTGCTGGACGTCCTTTGGATATCCTGGTGTATGCTCCTCAGCGTCGCAATCAGCTTCCCCTCACTCGTAATGATGTTAAGTGGGAGCCATTTATTGAGTTCTGGATGCGTAAGTCTATGCTTGAACTGAAAGTTAAGCGTATGATTTGGTCTCGTCCTGGTACTGTAAAGACCAACGGATCTAAGCAAGAACTTAAGCGTACATCTGCTGGTGTTTACCACCGCATGCGTAATAACGGTAACCTGGTTCAATACAACCGTGGTGAATTTTCTGCCAACCTGATTCGTTCTGTGTTTGGTGACCTGTTCTATCGTCGTGTGGATGTTAAAGATCGTCGTGTTAAAATGTACACTAACGAAGCTGGATTTGACGTGTTCCAACAAGCTTTGAAGACAGACGCTTTGAACAGTGGTCTCACCTTCATGGCTGATAGCGGAAACCGTTATATGCAGGGAGAAGGACAACACATCACTTACAACTTTGCATTCGATGCAATGGTTACTCGTGAGACTGGTCGTGTTGAACTCATCCACCTGAAAGAACTTGACCTGCCTCAGTCTAACCTGGAATTTGGACAGAACAAGAAGTCAACCCCTGTATTCATGGTGTTTGACGTATCTCCAATGTCTGATGGTTCTTTGGTTAACAACATCCGTGAGGTGCGTATGAAGGGTGCTCCTTCTATGACTTGGGGATATATTGATGGAACTCGCCACCACTTAGGCTTTGCTAAGTCTCAGGGTATGAGCTCTGCCAACAAGTTCCCTGGTTACGAGATCTGGATGAAAGACCGTTGTGATGTATTCATTGAAGACCTGTCTCGTACAGTGTTGATTGAAGAAATCCCACAGTTCTAATAAGACAACAGCTTTACGCTGTTCTTATAAACTACCGAGAAGAGAATGCCCCCCACACTTCAGAGTGGGGGAGCTCTTCTCAAACTACAGAGATGGGGATTGGGAAATTCCCAATTGCCATGAGGTTCAGTCCTCACATCTCTGCAAATAAACCAAACAAAATAAACTACATATGGGCAAGATTGGAAAAGTCTCAACAATCAAGAAAGAGTATAACAACTCACAACTTCAGACTATGCAAGGTGGTCTTGCATTAAGAGGATTCACACGTATTCCTGGAACAGGGGTGTTTAAGTATCCTTACAGAGAACTAGATGGTAAATACAGAACAGGACTTGATCCTGATGCTGCTTACATCCGCAGAATTCAAGACCCTCTTGAGAGAGAAATGGAAATTGAGCGTGTTACAGCTCTGAAACAAAGACTTGAAAAAGATCTTGGAGATATTGATTTAGGTCCTCGTTCTCAGTTTTGGAACTATGGACTTTCTACATCAAACCAAGATTCACTACACGTTCAGCCTGTAAAACTGCTGGATGGTGATAACTTCTTTGACTTAGGTATTCCCTTCCAAGAGCTAGCTTTTGCATGGTTGCGTGTGCATCCTACAATTGCTTCTAGCTACCAAGCTTGGGAGCGTGGTGAGTTTCCTGCTGACACTCAGTTCTATGTAGCTGATGATGAAGTGGAAAATGCTGTTCTGTTTAAGAAGAAGCAACTTATCAATAAGGCTATTGTCAAGTTTGACAGTATGACTCCTGAGAAGAAAAAGAAAGTGGCACGTTTGTTGGGACTGCCTGTTACAGACAACACTACAGAAGAAGCTGTGTACAACCAGGTTGATAACTTGTTGAAACAGACAGAGTTCAAGAATGGTAAATACCAGGGACTCTCTCCTGTAGAAGTGTTCAATAGATATGCAGACATGAGAGAAAACTTGCTCCATATTAAAGACTTGGTTAAACAAGCTCTCACCCACTCCATCTACAGAGCTAGACCTAGTGGTAAGATTTACGAGGGTGAGTTTGAAGTGGCCAAGGATGAAGATGATTTAATTAAAACGCTTGCTGACGATGATAATCAGGACATGCTCCTGACTCTCGAAGGTAAGCTGAAAACTAAGAAACTAGCTGCCTTATGATACCAGTAGATAGTTTATTGTACAAGATTGACCAACGACTAAATAAACTATCTACCAACGTTCATCAGCAGATCAACCTGGAGGATAAGATTTTAGCCCTCAATGAGGCTCAAATCAAGCTGATAAAACAAAAGGTTGATGGTATTAGCGTAATTAGTGGACTGGGTCTTGACTCATTTAAGAAGCGTTACGAAGATTTACAAAGTCTCGTAATCACATATAATCACCAGCCTCTTGACCTACAGGTTAAGAACGCTGAACTACACCAATGGTTCGCTAATCTGCACCTTCTTGTTCCTAAGTACATGTTCTACATAGACGCTTATGTACTAGCTGACAAGGGGGTGTGTAAGGACAGAAAGATCTGGATAAACAGAGACTTGGCTAAACACGGCGATCTTCAGTTCATTCTGAATAATGATCACTACAAGCCTTCCTTTGAGTATCAAGAAACATTCAACTTTCTATCTTCTGACGAGATATCAATCTTTACAGATGGTACATTTACCCCCAGTAAGATATATCTCTCCTACATGAGGTATCCTCAATACATTGATAAGACAGGATATGTAAGGTTTGACGGTGTGCCCTCTGTTGATTCTGACTGTGAATTAGAAACCTACCTAGAAGATGAGTTGCTAGACCTAACAGTACAAAACCTGGCTATGTACACTGAAAATCAATCTGCTGTACAAAGCTCTGTGTATAGAATTCAAACGAACGAATAACATTTTTAACAATTAAAATAAAGCAAAATGGCTGATTTTTCATTAACTACGCTCTTCGTAGTTCCTGTTGGTAGCGGTATTGCCAATAGCGGATCTACGCAAGATCTTACCCCTGGAAAAGTGGGTATCTTCAAAGCAGACTATGCTGTAGCCACTGCTGGTAACATTGCTGCCTCTCCCTACTTTTATGTAGCTCAGGGACGCACAAACACTTATCTGCAAGGTTCCAAGCGCTCTGACAAGATTAAAGGATGCGCTACCGCTAATTGCACAAGCAATGTAACTGAATGGTACAAAACTGTAGGTTGTCCTACTGCTGCCACTCAGGTTACTGATGTATCTGGATGGAACGTACAGTGTGGTGACATTGTTACCCTCACTCTCCGTGCTCACTCTAGCTACATTGATACATTGTACTTCAACGGTTTCACTCGTAGTGTAACTGTTCAAGCTCCTTGTTGCGAGTGTGGTGGTGATCCTTGTGATACTGTGGATGTGCCTGCTCTGATTGACCAGTTCATCTATCAATTGGAACTCCAAGCTCCTGGTAACAACCCTGACAACATCTCTTTCAACACATTCTATCAGTTCCAGCGTATTGGAAATGATCAGAACGCTATCCTGCGTATTACAGGTAAACCCCTGACTAAGTACGGACAGCCTTGTGATGTTGCAGCGTTCCCTTGGGAGTATGACCGCATGTGGTTCCGTACATTCGTGTACAATGGACCAGCAACCACAGCTGACTTCATCGTGGCTGATGCTTGTAACATTGTAGCTGATGCTACCATTATTCAGCGTGCTTCTTATCCCAGCGGTACATCTGCTGAGATTGCACAACTGGAGAAGAACTTCTACAGCTACCAAGCTGGTTACTTGAAGCACCTCTACAGAATGAATGGCTACAATGAGAACTTTGAGAGCTGGGTAAGTGATGGTACCACTTACAACACCTTCAACATCCGTTTCAACGAGTATGACAAAACTGCTTACCAATGGGGTGACTACATCATGGAGGATAGCAGAGTTATCATCGCTGTTCAAAAAGGATCTGCTGAAGAAACTGCTCTTGAAGCTATCCTTGAGGCTGCGTTGGGAAATGTAGTGGCTGATAATGATTGTGTTACTACCACATCTACCACCACTACCATTTGGCCCACTACTACTACCACATCTACTCTGATTCCGTAATAGTAGGAAGCTAGGAAACAAAATCATATAACCTAAGCCAGAGGTGAGAGGATACAAACTCAGATCCTCTGGCTTATTTATTTCAAACAACATGGCAGATTTGAAATTAGACATATTAGTGATTCCTACATACAATACACTAACATTAGGAATTGCTGATGCTTCTGTCTATCCTACTAATCCCCCTGTTGTTTCTGGAGCCACTATTGAGATTAACGTTCCTGGTTTTGGTATTGTAATGAGACCATTCAGCGTTAATGACTTCAACATTTTCAACTCTTCAAATCTAGGCATCACTGCACCAGGAGTGGAACAACCTCTTCCTGATGGAGTGTACCATCTAAAATACTCTGTAGCACCTGCATACATCAACTTTGTAGAAAAGTCTATCATGCGTGTGGAAAAGCTGCAAGAGAAGTTTGATGGTGCATTTATGAAGCTGGATATGATGGAGTGTGATAGGGCTATTAAAACCCAAGCAAAGGTGGATCTTACATCCATCTATTTCTTTATTCAGGGTTCTATAGCTGCAGCTAACAACTGTGCTACACAGGAAGCTATGAAACTATATGCCCAAGCGGACAATATGTTGGATAACTTCCTCAAGAACAATTGTGGATGCTCTGGAAACAACTACATAATAAACTTCTCATAACATGGCAAGTTGTCGTAATTGTGGAGCTAAATTTGGCTGTGGGTGCCAGCTTATCAATGGCTTATGCGCAGCCTGTAATGCAGCCACTAAACAAAGCAAAAACTTTATAAGAAATGTTGTCGCCAAGGCTCACAAATTGTCCAGAATGTGCTAACATTCCTTCTCTGATTGCAGAGATAGATTGTAAGATTGCCAACCTGGCTAACAATTTGTATAATAATGTTGTATTTATTTTAAACCAACCTGTCCCTGGTGGGACCATGTTGGACCTCCTAAACTATAGGAGGATTCTTGTTTATAAGTATTGCAATCCCCATTATAATGCTGAGTTCACTGTGAACATGATTGCCAGCAGAGTTAAAATTCTAAAATTTAGATAAATGTCTTGTTCAAATTGTTATAACGGCTGTACAGAAATTGTATCAGATCAGTGTGTCAAATATACAGGAGTGGATGTTCCCATCTTAGGGATTAAAACAGGAGACTCTCTGTCATATGTTGAACAAGCTCTGATTGGATTTCTTGTATCAACGCTCAATGGAAGCGGTATTAAGCTAGATATCAACCCACAAATCATTTGTGAGATTGTTAATAAGAATCTAGTGGAGTGTGAAGACCTCACTCTCATTAACGTGATTCAGGCACTTATAAAAGCCATCTGTGAACTTGATGAAAGACTCACCACTCTTGAGGGTGAATTCGCAGCTCTAGAAGGAGCTTACACAGTGGATTGTCTTGATGGTGTAAGTAGCACCTCAGGAACACATGCTATTCTTCAGGCTACCATTACAAAGCTTTGTGATCATATTGTTGATTTTGAGGCTTTTGTGTTAGATGTTGAGACCAACTATGTAAAGAAATCAGAGCTCTGTGCCCTGGTGGCAGCTTGTGCACCAAGTCCTGGTGCAACGCAGTATAAGGACAGAATGGTTCCTTATGCAGTGGTTGAATACTATGGATCTCTGACCAACTTTGATTTGACAGGCGCAGGTATTCCTGCTAACGGATTTGAAGACATCTACCTGTGTAACGGAAACAATGGTACTCCTGACAAGCGTGGAAGAATCCCTGTAGGAGCTATTCAAGGTGTTCCTGGTGGTGCTCTCAATCCTGCTGTAGATCCTGCTATTGCTGGTAATCCTAACTATGCATTAAATGGAACAACTGGTGCTAACACCATTACACTTACACCTGCTCAGATCCCTGCTCACACTCACACTGCAACTGTAACAATAACAGATCCTGGACACACCCACTTTATTGCTAATCCTGGTGACACTAGCACATTGTTAGACTCAACTCACAGTGCTGCCAGAGGACATTCTACAGGTGGAAACCTTGGGTATGATCTTGTAAATACAACAGGAACTACAGCCACTGTGGGTCTCACTGATAATAAAACTACAGGTCTTAAAGGTAGTGGCCCTGATCAAAATGTTTCTGTGGTCAATGCTTCTGTAGGAGGCGGTCAGTCTCACAGCAACATTCCTCCAGTGCTTGCTTGCTACTACATCATGTATATTCCATAATAGCTTAAAATCTTCATATAATGTCTTGCAATTGCACACCCACTACCCCTGTAGATCCCTGTAACGTACAACCTATTGCAACAAATAATGTTTCGTACAGTGGTCCCAATCTCTCCTGCACAGGAATTCATACATGTGATACAGTTACTGTTGCTTTTGAAAAGGTGAATGAGGAGATTTGTGACTTACAAAGCGAACTGATTGCTCTTCAGAACCTTGTAAATAGTTTGACAACTACCACCACAACTTCCACTACAAGTTCTACAACTACCACCACAACAACAATACTTTGTCCTTCTTGCAGTTTCTACTCTGTGACAAATGAAAACCTCACTCCTGCAGAAGTTATATACTATGCCTGCGGAGGGTTTTACAACACTGCTGTTGTAGGTAGCTTTAGTACAATTTACATATGTGCTTGTACAGGCACTGTGGTGATTCCTCCTATTCCTGGCGTATCTTCTGCAGATTTGGGAGATTGTCCTACAACAACAACCACCACAACACTTATCTAATAAACCATGATAGTAACAATTACACTAACAGTTGCAGGGTCTGAAACAGGACCTTTCAACCTGTATTCAGATGTTGATGGATACACAGCAGCCTTTGAAACAGGTGTGGCTAAAGCATCTCTTTTGGCTGGATATACAAGTAATCTTGTTCCTAACGGAACCACCATTATCAGAGTGATGTCAGACAATCCTCCTCTGTGTACAAACTTTATTGATATTCCCATAGTGCCCTGCACAACCACCACTACAACCACTACAACCACCACTACAACCACCACTACAACTACCACTGCTGCTCCTTGTGTTTGCTATTTCATTCTGAATGAAACAGGAGGATCACTGGATTACACTTATACACCTTGTGGAGGTGAGTCTGTGACTAATTCACTGGGTGCTGGTCAGAACGTACAGGTGTGCTCAGCATCATCTCCAACAGGAGCTTCCTTAACCATAGCTCCTTGCTCTTCTGCTACAAGCTGTACAAGTGACGGAGAATGTGAGGGTTGCACCTAATAAATGAATATACAAAAGCCCTGTTTGTTGGTTTTCAGGGCTTCTCCCTGGGGTTTCTACCCTGGGGAGTTTTTATTTATAACCAAAAATGTTATCATGGATAACGAGAATTGTTTAAATAATTTTGGGAAATATCAAAATGTTTCTTACCTTTACTGCAATTTTAACTAAACCAAAAATATAAATGCCTGAAAATCAATCCCTTCTGCACCAATTGGAACAAATGCTCCATTGGAAAAAGAGCAAGAAGTTCTACGCAGAAAAGCTAAACATTACAGAGGCTGAGGTGGATGAGCTGATGAAAGAGCTAAAAAGCTCAGAAGATGCTCAAAATGAGGCAGAAGTTGGAAACTATATTGGAGACCTAGAAAATCAAGTGGTAAGATTCTTTGAGGACATTCAGAAGGGAACAGGTGAGGTGGTGTTCAACTCTAAAGAAGAAATCAAGAGTTTGGACGAACTGATTGAAAAGTGTAACATAGATACGGACAAGTGGGAGATAACTAAATACGTCCAAAACTACTGGGGAAATGCTGAACAGCCTCACTACCAAGTGAAGGCATGGTTAGGCAAAAAGAAAGATGAGCAGATATTTCAAGATAGTTTTGTTTCCTTCCTGGAAACCTATCAACCCTGCTCCCCTGAGATAGTAGCTCCTAAGTTTGATGTGGGTAAGAGAGATGCCTGCCTGATTATAAACAAGCAGGATTCCCACTTAAATAAGTTAGACATAGGAGGAGATAATGACATCAGT